CACACGCTGAAGGGTCAAGCTCATTATCCTACGGTGATGCTTCACATGCAGAAGGACTTCTTACAACATCATCAGGAGATTTCTCACATGCTGAAGGATTCTTTACAGTAGCAACAGGTTCATGGTGACATGCTGAAGGAGAGATTACAACAGCATACGGTACAGGATCTCATGCTGAAGGATTAAATACTAATGCGATAGGTGACTACTCACATGCAGAGGGATACCTGTCAACAGCTATAGGGATATATTCACATGCAGAAGGACTAAATACTACAGCAACAGGAGTTATTGCTCACGCAGAAGGATCTGTAACTTATGCAGAAGGAGAAGCAGCACATGCTGAAGGAAGGCAAACAGTAGCTTCAGGACAATGGTCTCATGCAGAAGGAGAGTGGACACAAGCATACGCAACAGGATCACATGCTGAAGGGTATTTCACAGCAGCATCAGGAAGCTACCAACATGTTCAAGGACAGTACAACATATCATCATCAGCACAATCTGCTTTTATAATAGGAAACGGAACAGCAGATGGATCTAGAAGTAACTTAGTATTTGCATCAGGATCTCAATTCCAAGTAACAGGATCAGTTATTGCTACTCAAGGATTTACAGGATCTTTCTCAGGAGATGGTTCTGCTTTAACAGGGGTAACAAGTACTCCTATTGCTTGGTTAGAATCTTATAGTCCTTTTAAAAATGTTTGGAATAACGGATTTGGTAATATAGCAACAAATACATCATTTGGGGATAATGCTCTATCTAAGACAACCGGTGCTGGTGGAAATACAGCAATTGGGTACAGTGCTATGTACCTTGCCTCAATTGGATATGGAAATACTGCATTAGGTGAAAGTGCTCTTTATCAGCACAGTGGAAGTAACAATGTTGGAATAGGACAAAACGCACTAAAGCTTGCCACAGAAGGGTTCGGCAATACTGGAATTGGTAATTTTGTTCTTTATAAAATATCAGGTTCATACAACACTGCTTTAGGTTGGAGTGCCGGAGCTTATGCTTCAGGAAGCGGTAATCTATACCTAGGTGCTAGTGCAGGTTCTGCAACAGATGTTATTGAAAATTCTAAACTATACATAGCATCAGGATCAGGTACACCCCTAATTGGAGGTGATTTTGCTTCAGGCTCAGTAACAATTAACAATATACTAACACTTGCACCTAGAGCAACAACACCAGCAACAGCAGAAACAGGTAGCATAATGATATCAGGGAGTGGAATAGACTGCAAAATGTATGTATATCTAGGACGCGGAATGGCAGGAAATGGCTGGGCAGCAATTAACGCAACTTAAAATAAGGTAAAATAAAAATGTGGTTATATCAAAATAAAGAAATTAAAGAACTAGAAGATATGCCCGGAGACAACTTCGGGTTTATCTATGAAGTAACACATCTACCAACCGGTAGAAAGTACTTAGGAAAGAAACAACTTATTTCTGTTACAAAAAAAGCTTTAGGTAAAAAAGAATTAGCTTTAATAACAGATAAAAGAGCTAGTAAATCTAAAATAGTTAGAAAAGAATCTGATTGGAAAACCTATTACGGTTCCCACTTAGAAATAAAAGGCTTAATAAAAGAAGGAAAACAGTCGGAATTCTCAAGAGAAATTCTTATCTTTACTCCAAATAAAAAGTTACATACATACTATGAGAACAAATTCCTATTTATAAAAGGAGTAATAGAACCAGATTCCAACTATATAAATGATAATATAGAAGGAAGATATTTTAGAAAAGATTTCTTATGATAAAATTACAAGAAGTAGTAGGATTACCGAACCTACAGTACCACTTAGACAACAAGCTGACACTATCTGAATGTGTCTACCGCTATTCCTCTAATTCGTTTATACAATTGTTTGCTGAAGCAAGACAAGCCTTTAGAGACGGTAAAATTGTATTAAGTGAACAAGATATTCAACTACTAGAATTAACAGATATTGGACAATACGGAATGTATGAAGGACAAAAAGTACCTTTAGATCTTCCAATGGTCGATGAAGAACTTGATGAAGGAGAATACAGAGGTAAAGATGTTCCTTTAAATAAACCAAAAAGAGGCGGTTCTAAAAAATTCTACGTTTATACTAAGAATAAAAAAGGAAACGTAGTAAAAGTATCTTTTGGAGGTACAACAGGATTGAATGTTAAAATAGATGAGCCAGGAGCTAGATCTTCTTTCGCCGCTAGACATAAATGTGCTACTAAAAAAGATAAAACAAAACCAGGATACTGGGCTTGTAATATCGGAAGATATTGGAAATCTTTAGGAGGAAGTAGAAACTTTAGTGGATACTGGTAATATGAGACCTTATTTTCAATTAGAGACATCAGAGTATCTTTATAGAAAATTTACACAAGATATCTCAGACGAAGAATTAGTATGGCATAGAGATGAGAATGATAGAGAGGTAGAGATATTAGAATCTACCGATTGGATGTTTCAATTCGATAATGAATTACCGCAAGTATTAAAAGATAAAGTTTTTATACCAAAAGAGGTCTACCATAGGCTTATAAAAGGAACAGGAACGTTAAATGTAAGAATAAAAGAATACTAATGATACAGGATATAATAGCAGGCATAATCGTATTAGGTGCTTTTGCAATTCTATTAAATACTTTACTATTTATAATTAAACCTAAAAAGGAGTAATACTAATTATAAAATTCTAATGGACGGAGGAGACATAGCGTATTATTGGATAGCAGCGGTTGTTACCTTAGCATTGTATTTAATTGTAGAGGAATATAAAAAAAAATAATTAATGAAAAGATCACAACTAGTAAAGTTAATAAAAGAAGAAATTAACATACAGGATAACGGACCAGAAGAAGCACAGTTTGATACAGAGTTAATGTCAACTGCTAACGGTATTGCAGCAGCTATAGGTACAGAATTAAAGAATAAAAAACAACAGAACGAAGGTCAGTTAGATGAAGCAATTGTAGCAACTGTAATTGTAGGAGTTTTAACAGGAAATGCACTTATAGGGTTTATTTCTAAAATGGCTGCTAGACTGTTAAAGAAACTTAACTGGAAAAAAGGAGAAGACTTTGCAGAAAAAATACACCACTGGGCACATGATAATGAAAAAGCTTTTCAATCTCCAATTAAAAGAGTGTTAGGGTTTTTTATAAAAGATCCAAATACATTAGAAACAACAACTAAAGCTATCTATGCAATTGTTATTGCAAGTATGGCAGCAGGATATGGAGCAGAAGCAGTAAGCGGATTATCAAAAGCAGATTGGTTTCAAGGAGCATTATCTTCTTTAAAAACAGTAGCCAAAGCAGATGAAGCAATACTAAATGCATACCCAGCAATTAAATCAATACTATAAAACATATATAATGAAAAAATCTGAATTAAAAAGAATTATTCAAGAAGAATTAAAAGGGTATTCAAAGTATGCTCCAGAAGGAGAAACTAAAGGAGGTACTACAGATGACTTTAGAAACATCTTAACAACAATTGCTAAAAGTGTTCCTAAAGAAGATTCAGAAGAGAAAACTGTTTCTGAAAATTCAATAAACTTTAATGAAGAAGAGATTAAAGCACAATTTCCTGATCTAGATCTTAGCTACGGTTTTAAAGGAGAAAATATGCATGAAATTAGATCAATAAGAAAACGAAATCTAACAAAAGAGGAGTTTGAAAGTATAATTTCATTTTTAGAAGATAGAGGATATACTGTTTTGCGTAATAAATCTACTATGGATCTTGATGATGATGGTGACAGGTGGTACTACCCTTCTATCATATTTACAGCACCTACTGAAGCTTAAAAAACGGTGATTAGTATTTATAAGATATTAAAAGAGGTAATTACGCCCTCTCAAGAGTACCAAGAACTTGTTAACAATATTGTTGATGAAGGAGGAGAGTATTTAGGAGAAGGAGATTATGGAGCAGTATTCTTAGTAGGAAATAAAGTAAAAAAAGTAACTACTGATTCAGAAGAATTGGAAGATGCACAACAAATAAAAGGACAAAAAACTAAATACTTTGTATACATATACGATGTAGAAGTTAGAAATCCAAAACTAGGAATCATCACAATGGATAATCTAGAACCTTTTACAGGGTCTGAGAAAGATGTTCCAATTGATGATATAATGGAAGAAGCAGAAATGCTAGGAATATATCCGGACTTAGAAGGACCAGGAGGTTCAATTAAAATGGATAACCTAATGCAAGATAGGTATTACGGTAATATAAAGGTAATAGACGTATAAAATAATTAAAGAAAGGCTTGTTTATTCAAGTCTTTTTTCGTATCTTAAGATGTCAATCGGTTATGTACATATATGAGTAGTAATATATTATTAGGTTTTATAGAGAACGTTTTAGGAAAATCCCACAAAAGAGCTAGGGAGAACTATGCCTTTACCTGTCCAAAATGTAATCATCATAAGCCAAAGCTGGAAGTAAACCTGTATACTAATGAAAAAGGTGAGAATCCTTTCGAATGCTGGGTATGTGGCTTTAAAGGGCGTACAATTAAGTCTTTACTTAAACAACTACAAGTACCTGCCGAACAAGCGTATGAAATACTTAAATACGTAAGAAAAGGTGATGAAATAGGGTATGCACCTACATCTTCCGTAGAACTTCCTAAAGAGTTTCAAGCTCTGTATACAGCATCAACCACATCTATTATAGCAAATAAAGTAAGGAAATACCTCTATAAAAGAGGATTTACCGATAGAGACTTCTTAAAATACAACATAGGTTACTGTACTTCAGGAGAATACACAGGAAGAGTGATTGTTCCGTCATATAACGAGAACAACCAGTTAAACTTCTTTGTAGGTAGGACATTCGAAGATGCTTACCATAAATACAGAAATCCAGAGTGCTCTAAGGATATAATAGGGTTTGAGAACCTAATCAATTGGTCACAACCTATAATCCTGGTAGAAGGGGTATTTGATGCAATAGCAGTAAAAAGAAACGCAGTACCAATACTCGGTAAGTCTTTATCAAAATCTTTGATAAAAAAGATAGTATCAAGTCAGGTAGAAGACATATACGTAGCCCTAGACAGGGATGCATTTAAAAAAGCACTCTCATACACAGAACAGTTTCTGAATATGGGAAAGAAAGTATATCTAGTAGATATGCAAGATAAGGATCCAAGCGATATGGGCTTTGCAAGCTTCACTCGTTATGTACAACAGGCAGAGGAAATGGACTTCGGAAAGTTACTCCGCTACAAACTATCATAATATGATACAAAAAGGACAGAATGTTTTGTCAGAACATGCTAAGAAGAGGTTAGATTTTAAACCTGAACTTAAGCAAATTAACTTCCTTGATAGGAGGGTTTATCAACGATCAGAAGGAGTATACTATCCTTCAGTTACTTCAATCTTACAGTACATGCCAAAGAATAAGTTCTTTGAAAGCTGGTTGAAAGATGTAGGACACAATTCAGACATTATAATGAGAAGAGCCGGAGATGAAGGTACTCAAACTCATAATGCAATTGAAGAGCTATTAGAAGGTAAAGAACTTAC